ATTTCCTTAATAGGAAGAGGAGCCTTAACGTCTCGTCCACGCTCAACGTGAACGCGAGACTGATTATCAATCTTCTCCGTAGCTTTCTCCAGAATCTTAATGACAACCGCGGAAGAAAGTCCTCCTTCTTTAATCTTGCTTTTCAGGTCACCTACATTAGAGAGGAAACTCTGCTCCTCACCCGGCTCTTCTCCACCTTCGGGAGGCTCTTCTTCCCCATCTTCGGGTTCCTCGGGCTCTTCTGGTTCTTCCTTGGGGGTTAGTAGTTTCTTCACATTTATACCAGGAAGCTCCAATACCTTTGTAAATATATGACGGATAAGCTGCTCAGGATTAATCTTATCTCCAAGATCATTGATAATACCCAAGATTTGATTCGTAAGGTTAAGCTTACGTTCAAAAACACTAGCCATATCATCTTCTTCCGCTCCTGATATAGGAGTTGATGCCAGTATAATCTGTTCCAGATCAACTTGCTTCTTAGTCTTATAAGCAAGGTGAATCTGCACCATACGAGTTAGACCCTGAATCATAGCCCTCTTTATCTTCTTAACCATTCGGGCATACCGAATATCAAGGCGTGTAAGAGTGGTGCTGCCCAAAGATCCCGGAAGAGACTCTTCAAACCCAAGGAAAGCCTTAGGTATACGGAGACCAGCAAAGAGCTTATTATTTTGAAACTCAATGTCCGCGATATCACGGATATTGACATCACCACCCAGAGTCTGGATATTGATGTCTCCAACAGAGCCGGTTACAGGAATAAAGAGATCGTCCAGGAAATTAAGAGGGTTATACTCTGAGTCATAGAAGTTCTTCTGGAGATCGATTGCCTCTCTCGTCTGGAACTTAGTCTTGATTTTATCAAGCATCTCCTCACGCTCACCGGGGGTAAGTCCCTCAGTGTTAATGAAGAATACCCGAATCAGAGGTGACCGAGCCAGCCGGGCAAGGGCCAGAGATTGCTCAAGAAGATTAAGAACCTTAAAAGTAAGCCTTACATGGAAAAGAGTAGAAGTTCCGTACGTAGAAGTAAGTGTTTTAACGACTTCCCGGAAACCACCTATAATTTCTCCCTTTTCCGGGTCCGCATTATCACTGGTTATAAGCTCACGAATCTTTATCTTCATCTTCTCGAACATGGGTCTGTAGTTGTTCATGAAATGAACATACTGCCATGCATCGAAAACATTCTTGTTGTCAAACTTACCCTCTTCCCCCTTAGCAAAACCAGCAAGAACTCCATCAATCTCTATCCGGTGGACATTCTTGGGGTGATCGTCATCCAGGATCCTCGTGATTCCTACACCCTCTTCTCCTTCTACTTCAACAAAGAAATCCCCGTACTTAGCCGTATTGTAGGTCCACCCCCAAATCCTGTTCTCCAGGTCTATGGTGCGGAAAAGTTCCTTGATTTCATTAGAAAACTTTGATCGGGAATCAGGCCAGACACTGGCATTTCGTTCGGAATCAAACTGGAAAGCATCATCCGTAACCAGCTCAAGAGAAGAAGCAATTACTACCTCCTTCTCCATGTCATCAAACTCGTCATACCTCTCTTTTCGGTTCTTGGCTAGCTTGGTTACGGCTCCAAAAAGCTCCCACAAACGACCTTGATTCACAATCGTTTGGAGATCGGTGTTCGCTTCAACCTCATCAGCCGGGAGAGCCTTCTCCGGAGGAGTCTCCACCATTATCTGATCGGCTAACCAATTTCTAGCGCTTTCAAACATTTTCTGTTGCCCTCTTATTAGGATATATCTTTCTGGCTGTGCCATCGTCGTCAATCTCATATCCAGGCACTAACCAGGTGTTGCCTTTCTTACGAGTGCCCCCAACTCGAACCAGAATCTCTCCGGCATTTTCCATAGCATAGGCAGGAATCTTAGCGTGCCCCTCAAGGGCATTATTCGAGGCACCAACAACACCATCCGAAACATCCTTAAAATTCTCCGGGGGGTGATCAACCTTATGTTTCTCTTGATCGTGATCGAGGTCAAAATACTCTGTCCTAAGGGGCTTGTAATCATACATCAAGAAACGGGTTTCATAGAGAAGATTGTTGAATTGTACCCACTGCTTATCATCCTTATCCAGAGACTGATGCTCTGCTGGAATTCCATGGGATTGCATTATCTGAATAGAATCTGTACTCTGGTACTGGTCGTAAGTCAACTTACCAATAATTACATGCCTATCCCTAAGGTCGAAGAAAAACTTTCTGACCTTGGCTATTGAAATCTTGTCGGGACGAGGGGGAGGGATAATTCGCAGTGCGAAGTCCAACTCCAAAAGAGGCAGCTTAATACCTGTATCACGATCTATTCTCATTCCACCTATGTGACACATGCCCATTCCGGTGGGGTCGCCTGATATCGACTGGTCAATGTGAACATATCGACGGGCATGCGGATGACGACGCGGATATAGCTTTCCTTCAATCTCTTTAAAGAAATACTCCACGTCCATGAAGTCAATAATCTCACCCGGCTTCTGCAAGGATATGGTAAAAGTTTCCTTTCCAAAAGGGTGTCGTATCTGGGTGGTAGTGCACATCTGCCAAACAGAGCCGGCAGAAAAGAGCTTTCCGGTCGGAGCTGTAGACTCTCCAGCAATGTTACGGAGTGCGGCAACCACATCATCCCGGAAATCCTTCAAGAAATCTTCCGGAACCAAGATGAAGAGGATCTGAAGCTCCGGAGGTAAGAGCTCCACAATCTCAGCCATAAGCACTTCGTCTTCAGAGTCTGAAAGCTCCTGCTCTATTCTCAGGCCTTCCTTAATCTGTTCATCTTTAACGAGGTGGTAGATATCTTCCGGCTTCTCCGCCACCACGGGGTCTTCATATTCTGTTCCCTTAAAGACAAAGAACTTCTTGGAAGAATACTCTCCCTTAGGCTTAGCGTCCCAAGGCCTGGAGATGGTTACCTTGGTATCTGAGTCTGCTTTCTTTATTCTAGTTTCAGTGAAGGACGAATAGTGAGTGGATGAAGAGACTAGGAGGGAGAATCCAACATCACGACTTCGAGCCCCCACGAATCGAGATCGTCTACGATCTGTAATTTCTCGGTAGAGGGCAGCTGCCTTGGCCAAATCTCCAGCCTTACCGGAACCCCCCGCCTTGAGAAAGTTGGTTTCATCGAGAATGGCACCAAAGAGGTTGGTACCGATAACGTGTAGAGCATCCGATCCAGGAACAAAGAACACCTTCTGGGGGAACTTTAAGACAGAGTCAATTTCCTTATCCCTTTGGAAATGTCTCTGGAAATATATAGTATCATCTACCATCGCCCGGATATCACCAAAACCAGTCAACTCGGCCTGGGAACGGGATACTGATAGATAGGCAAAGAATATCTTGGAGATGTCAGCTAGACCAAACAGCCGTTGTGGGAAATCATAGCAGGAAAGCTCATAAAGTTTCCTCTGAGCTGTTATCTCGGCTGCGAAACTTTTACCCGTACCGATAGCACCCGTTATTATCCACTCAGAGTAACCGCCCTCTATAAAATCAACTATCTCCTCACGCCAAAAGGGGTACAGGTTTTTAGCATGGCTACCGAGAAAATAGGTGGAAGACAGCCATTGACGTATAGGAACTACTTCCCGAACTTGAGTTACTTCAGAATTAACCTCCATCTCTTCTTTGAGGATAGCAAATGCCTCAAGAAGAGTTTGCTTATCGGAAGGGGCTACATCATGAAAGAAATCAAGTACGTTCTTCGACTCTGACGCCTTCATTCTCCACCTGTTTCCTCAAAGCTTCTATAGTAGCGGGGTCAAGAGTTCTTAATACCTCGGCCATCTTGTCCGCTTCAGGAACACCCGCAGCAAGGATTTCCTTGTGTTGCAGAACAAACTTACGCGTAAATTCCAGAAAAGTGTTAAGCTTTGCCGTCACCTCTTTATAGTTTCCTCTAAGATCCTCGGTATCCATGTCTGCCACAGTATCGGGGTTAAATAGTTCCGCCTCTGCAGCGTCTATGTACTTTAACATATTATTAACTCGACCGAATTGCTGCACAATCATAAAGGCTATCGACCAGTTGACTTTCTCAACCAGTGAACCCATCATGTTTTCAACTTCAGTCGGGGGTTTATCCAACCCACCCTTCATCCAATCCTGTAAGGATTGGGGTATGGGCTGGTTGTTCTGACCCGGAAGGGATGGTTGAGGAAGAATGTTCTCTGGAGGAGTATCCTGTCCGTTATCAGACATTCGCTTCCTCCGGATCTAAGAGGTCAGAAGTATCGAAGTTGTCCAAAACTCGGTCAACTTTGGCTACTATACGCTGCAAAAGATAGGGGGTCTTTCTGAATTTCTCAGATGCCCTAACAAAGGATTCCTCAGAAAAACCACGCTTCTGAAGATAAATATATATGGAGCAGTAATTCTTTATCTTCTGCAGTATAGATAAATTAGGGATCTTAATCGTATTGGAGCTAAATATGGATAAGAAAAGAAAAAGCTCATCTCCAAACAAGGCATAAAGCTTTACGAACAGGTCATCCTTAGCTCGTGCAGCCAGATAATTTACGAAAAGAAGCTTCTCCTCAAGAAGCCCCGCTGGTAAAATAATCTCAAGCCCGTCTTCTTCTGTGGGGGGTGCCAACTGTGTCCCTTCCGTACACTACTCTAAAGGCCGCTACCTTGATTGCTAATTCGGCGTTATAGCTCAAATCCTGCGACTCCTGTCCATAAATAAACATCCTCAATTCATCGTCTACATCCATTCCCATAAGCTTAAATCTCTTCTTTAAGATCCCCAACTCCCTG